CATTGACGATGCGCACCGCGTGGACCCGGCCCTGCCCCTCCCAGTCACGTCCCGGACTGCCGGGGTACTTCGGTTTCGCGTTCTCGATGATGGTCCCCAACCAGAGCAGATCCGATCGAGCTACCAGGCACCAGTTTTTGCGCAGGTACCGCACCAGGTCCTCGGCGATGGTGGCGGCGCGCTGGGAGTCAAAGACACCCGCGTTCTCCGGCATCTCCCAGCCCACCGAGGCTGCCCCGATGGCGTACTGCACCGCAGCGAGGAACGGGTCGTCAGTGTCTTGGCCGTTGCGCCGGAATTCCTCATCGGTGATTACAGGCATGGCAGGCACCTCCTACGCTGGTAGCCGGCGATGACGGAGCAGGACCGCCTCCACCGCATCCACCCAGCGTCCCAGATCGGTCTCGGTGTCCAACTGAGCCGGTACCCCTCGCACTCGGCGGGATGCGGCCGCCCAGCCTTTAGGTGTGAACAGCCGGCGCAGCGCCGTCTCCCAGGCATCAGGGTCATCCCGATCACAGAAAATGCCCCCGCTACCCAGTGATTCGAGCAGCCCCGGGGTGGGGTGTGCGATGACCGGAATCCCAGAACAGGCCGCCTCGACGGCCACCCGTCCATAGCTCTCGTAAGAGGAGGGCATCAGCAGGACGTGGGTACGCCGGTAGACCTGCTCGGCCATGTCGTGCGCGGCGACATGGTTGGAAAACTCCACGTTGGGCAGCCCACCCAGCTCAAGCTGTTTACCGTAGGCGCCGCGCACACCAAGGAACCGGCGCCGAGGAAACCGGGAAGCCATCTCATAGAAGATGCCGGCGCCCTTGGCCTCGGTCAGGTTGACCAGGGTCACGCACCGTTTACTGGCGGGCAGTAGATCCACCTCGTACTGGGCAGGGTCGATGGGGGGCCGGACCACGATGGACGGCGGCAACCTATATCCCCAGCTGTCCGCCCAGTCCTCATAGTCGGCGCGCATCCATTCGCTGTTGTAAACGGCCAGCGCCGGCCCGCGGGCTATCTCGACTTTTGACTGCTCATAGGTGTTGTGGGCCACGATCACCACGGGGATCTTCACCGTGTGGTGCAGCATCATGGCGCGTTGCGCGGTGTCCAGATGACTGATGATCAGATCCGGCACCAGCTCGGGGGTCGTGCACCAGCACCACAGATCATCTGGCGCCCGGTAGGGCCAAACCGGAATGCCCTCGTACTCATAGGGGCCCACCGCGTGCATCGGGTGCGGCATCGTCATCTGCACGCTCACCTGATGCCCTCGAACGGCTAGGGCTTTCAGCAGGGCATGCAACATGGTCTCAGCGCCCGCGTTGTGGTGCGGGGAGTACAGATGGAGAGCTGCCAGGATGCGCACGGCAACAGATCCTGGCAGCTCTCCGGCGAGACCCCTCGACTAACTCATCTGGCCAGCAGGTGCATGCAACACACCAAAGTAGTACCGCTGCGACTCGGTGGGGCGCAGGGCGTTGACCGGGTTAGCGGTAGCGAAGGCCATGCGCATGGTCACCCGCAGCGCCTGGCCGTCGTTCTGCATCGCGTTCCAGACCACGGCGCCGTTAGCGTCATTGATGATGCCCTGGTCGAACATCTTGAACGTCATATCCTGGCGAATACCAACCAGTGCCTTGCTCCAGTCACCGGCTACCAGGTCTGCAACAGTCGGGTCCCAGGCACCGTTGGCGCATTCCCGGAAGTTGTACCCGTAGAGGTTGCCCCCGCGACCGTCTTGCAGGTCAGGCTCATAGATCGGCGCGTTCTGGGTGGCCGACCGGGTTCCAATCAGACGCCACTTGAAACCTGGCCGGGCTACCCACCCGTTCAGGTCCGAGATACCGCCCTTGGTCAACTGCTCGGCCAGGAAAGCCAGATCCTGCGGGATGTCTGTGCCGGTGCCGCTGGCTCGGGTGTTACCCACCGAGATGGCCGTGGGCACGATGGCCGGCGACCAGGTGGAGGGCAGACCAACACCGAACAGGCATGCCTGGTCGATGACCTTGCCGATGGCTTCAGTGAGCCGCGGCCGCACCTCATCCCAGAGCGGCACGTTGGCATCTGAGACGTAGGCATCGGGAATGGGCACGATAGCCGCAATTTCCTCGACAATGAGGTGCACGTTTTCCCACATCATTTTTGTGGTTTGTTTCAACGTGCTGGAGTTGGCCATTGAGTCATTGCCGACAAAGTAGGCAATCGGCAACAGGGACAGTACTGGGATCCTGGCCGTTGCTGCCGGCATAGGTACCGGCTTGGCCATGTTCAGAATAACGGACTCGTTAGGCAACTGCTGGATAATGTCGGCAACCAGGGGTTCCGGCACCAGCGGGTCAGTCACAGATCCGGGGGTGCCTCCCCGGGTGATCATCGAATTATAGACCGCCACTGCGGCTCACCTTTCCCATCGAGGCAGCCGCAGACCACTGGCATTACTGCCTTTATCGCTGCGCTGCGTGATTAGCGATTTTGGTTGACCAGCGCGTGAAACAACTGGTTCTTGCTCATTTGCTGCGGCGGGGTCTGCCGTGTTCCTTGACGGAAATTACCCGCCGGGAGATCGGTCGGTGCCATCCTGGAGAGCAGCATCTTGGCCTGATCCAGCGCGGCATCTTCCTCAGTCGCCGTGATGAACTGCGCCATATCCGCTGGTAGACCGACCTTAGCGGCGGCCTGCTGGCGCACCGAGGACACCCGGTACCCCGTCAATTCGATTTGTGCAGCATCCAATTGTTCCTGGAGTCGCTGAGATTCCGTCTTTTCAGCGTCTTGCCTCTTTTTCGCCTCCGCAGCCAGTGGACTTAATTCCTTGACTTTTCCCTCATGCTTTCGCGCGAGAGCTTTCCACTTAGCTGCCTCAGCTTTCCAGTCCGTGTCAGAGCTTTCAGTGCCCGTGTCGGGCTCATTTCCGTTCTGACCATTGGATTGCTGCTGTGCATCCCGGGCATCAGCCAGAGCATTATCGGCACCATCGGTGTCGGTATCCGTGTCGGTTCCCTCAACCGGTGCTGCATCTTCTGCCATTACTTGATCCCCTGTCGGGTCGGTCAACCATGTCGGTTGACAAATTAGTGCAATTCCTTGTCAGGAACTGCTGGACTTACCTACCTGGCCATTGGGCTGCCAGTTATCCGGCACTTTAGCCATGCCGCCGGGTACTTTCTTCGCGTTGCGGATGATGTGCCTACGCACCATGGGTTGCTGCGCGGCCGGAACCTGCCCCACCAGATGCACGGCGGATTCAACATCATCAGCATCACTGATCGGGAACCGGGGTGGTCCCCCGGGAGTCTTTGGTGGCAGTGCCTGCCCTTTTTTGAGCAGCTTGCGCCGCATCTCCATGTTCAGATCGGCCATTAGCTGCCCCCTGGGATCTCGGATGGCCCCGTGAAGTCCTGGCCGCGAACAGCCAGCACCGGACCGATCTCTCCGTGCTCGTGCGTAACGAGCACCTTGCGGTAGTCGACGCCTTGCCGAGCACCCGGTGAGACGTACTTGTCTCCCAGGTCCCGGCGGATCACCTCATGGATCTGGCTAGCCGGGATGTCCGGAGGCATCTGGTTACCGACCAACGGTTCCACCGCACAGTCACAGTTCGGATGGATCGGCATAAGGTCGGCCTTGTGATAGCGGACCGTACTGGCCAGCACGCACAGTGCACAGCTGTGTGTCCCGGTGAGCACTCGCCGGTATCCGGTGACCCGAGGGTCCTGGCCGAGCACGAACTGCGCTGTCTTGGTCTTCGCTAGCTGGATGTCGGTCAGTGCATTGTCCAGCGCGCGCTGTTTACCGATAGCTACCGCCTGGTCCAAGGTCTTTCCCTGGGACAGTGCATACCAGAGCTGTTCGTAGGGCCGGCGCAGCACGGTGGCCGGGTCGACCCCGCCTCGTAACGCCGCTCCGGTGACCATTCCGGGGGGCACGGTGGCGGGGGTGAGTGTCTGCCCGGAGAGCGCGTCCACCTGGTGGGCCAGGTATGCCGCGGTAATGGTCGCGGTGGTCTGCTGAGTGGCGATCATCACCGGGGTCATCAGCGCGACATAGGCATTTGCATCAGCGTCCCGGTAACTGCCACTGTCAAACAGGCTGCTGACCGTGCTGGTGGTGCGCTGGCGCAGCAATGACATGGC